CAGGCGACTCGGTAACTTCCTCCCCCCCCGGCTTTGCCAATAATACATCATCTTCTGCTTCGGCCCCGGCCTCACCGGGAGGCTCTTCAGCGCCGCCCAAATCAAACTCACCACCTTCCATTTCTGTGCCGCCCGTTAAATCTGTCCCAAAAGCAGCCTCTTCCGCTTTAATGGACTGCTCAAGAGCCAAGTCGAGCTTCTTATCAAAGAAACTCTCCCGCTGCATCCGTAAAGTCTCTTTTTCAGAGATGTTAAACAAGTTCTCAAATATCCATCTTCTGGAGAAATACCCCTCAGTTGCGGACGACGCCACATCAAAACGCGTCCTCCAGTGTTCTAACTCTTGCAATTCAGCCAATTTACTTGGGTTGTTCAAAGAGAGTTTAAAGTTAATTAAATCCTTTCCTCGGTAGCCGATAGTGAACAGGTGGATAATGGCTATCTTTTCTAGCTCAGAAACAACAGACTTTTGAAGGCGTTGGATCGTTCTAGCAAATCGAATATCTTTCTGGGCCAAGGTTGTTTTGTCTTCACTCTCACCCTCTCCTCTTGAAAGATATGATGCCGGTACTTTCAACGCCGCAAACAACTTATCTCTTAGATACTTAACGTCATCGATGTCTCCAGTATAAGTACCGCCAGGAAGAGACTCAATTCTAGTGTTATTCTGACCCCCTCTCACGGGTAAGAAATAATCCTCTTCAATAGACATAGGATTGTATCGTAAATCTACACGCCCGTTATTAGCATCAACAATCTGATTACGTTTCATTTGGGTGATGACTTTCTGCATATACTGCTCGACATCCTGTGGAGGAATGCCCCCTACATCAACATAAAAAACACGACGTTCCGGAGAGCGAACAATGCGATAAGCCATCATAGCGTCCTCTAACATCGTCAACTGACGCCAAATTCTCCGCGCAGGCTCTAAGACAGACGTTCCATAAGGAACATACTTGTCATTGCCCAAGATGCGAAAATGAGCAACTTGCCAATTTTCAAACGTCATCCCCGCCGTATTCCACTGAAACTGAACATACTTGGGGTTCTCTTTGTCCTCGCCCTCTAGCCGCTCCACTTCGTTCTGGGGGAGTCCTAAAACGTGTCTGATTCCCGTCCTCTCATCAATATCAAGATATAAAAAGTAATCTCCATACTTGCACATAGAACGTGCCCATCCAAAAAGGTTAAATTCCAGATTAAGGATCTTAAAGAATAAGTTCTCTAGGACTCCTTTTAGTTCCTCATTGTTTGTCTTGATCTTGAGCATATCATTAAGCTCATTACTGGTAGTGATTTCATCTGCGTAGATATCCATCGAACTAGCGATCTCGGGCATGTATTCCATCTGATCAAAATCAATATAACGATCGCCTCTGGCTTGGGTCGCCATATATTTGGCGTTTAAGGTATCATAGGGATTATACTCAGACTTCTTAAACGACTTCCCTGAGGCGCTCGAAAAGTACTTTTTCTTATCCTGATACTGATATCTTCTAAGGCTACCGGGCTGCTCTCGATCATAGACCGCCAGAGGGCCAGACAATAGCCTAGTTAACTGCCTGTACAGTTTATTCGCTGGGTTATTCGGGTTTTTTGTGGTTCTTCTTGCCATTTTTTATCCCTTTAGCAGCCAAGAAAACTCCTGGCTCTCGCTTATAGAATTCGTAGTTTCTATTCTCTCATGGCCCGCCATTCCGGGTATTGTTGTAGTCAGTGTCGTAGGGTTTCTTACCATACAGTTCAAAATGGATTTTGTATAATCTAAGTTTATTTCGTTGGACGCGAACACAGTGTCCTTTACCCAACAAGCAATAGCACAAGCCATAATTAAATCATCATTACTCTTTTTAGATGCTTGGGGTCGCCCTCCCTTCCAAATAAACTGCTCCATTTCAGCAGTCATTCTTTTTGAATATATTTTAATTAGTTTATTTCTTACAAACTCTTCCATTTTCGCGATAATGAGAGGGCGTGTCTTTTGAGTGGTTGAAAAGCCAGGAATAGCTGAGGGCATCCCTTCGGCCATATAGCCCTCAACATATTCGTGAGTCCCTTTTCTAGAATAATATATATTTGAGTACTCCCTGGTGATGAGTTTGTCGAGAACCGCATAGCCCACAGTGTTATTTTCAACGACAACAAGTCCGCTGCCGTACTGTTTAGCCGCTGATATTAACACCTCTGTGAACATGTCAGGCGTAACTTTTCCCTTATATTCCGCAACTATCTCTCCGCTCGTAACATCCATTACATGAAAGACCGAATAGTCCTGTCCGTCTCCTCGTGCAACGTCAGCGGCTAAAAGATAATTACAACCAGGGATATAGTCCTTCCATATCCAAAAGTTGCGATCAAACCCTGCCTTATGCTTTGGAGCCTCGCAGTCAGCTTTTATTTGCTGCACATGCTCAGAATCAAACACTGTCTCGCCAGACATATTAAAATTACATTCAAGCTCTTGAGCAATCTGTCGCTTTGACATATTACGAGTCTCTTTTTCGAACCATTCGTGTCCTCTGTCGGGGTGGACCTCCCACGGTAGAATCGTAAGATTAAAATCATTTTCTCCGCTCTCAGCTTTTACGCAAGCATCATGAAACCAATTGCCTACACCGTTAGGGGTTGACAAAGCGATACACCGACCACCAGTTGATAGCGTAGGGTATAGGCCGGTCCACAATTCTTCAAGACCTTCAACGTGCGCAGCCTCGTCAATGACCAACAACGACAAAGCCTCTGACCGCCCCGCGTCCCCACTCGTTGACGACGCCTTTATCTGCGACCCATTAGATAACTCAAACGAAGCTCTGTTATCGATCGCAATACTGGTGATTTGCATCCACTCAGGAAGGTTTTTTATCATAGCCTTCACCTTTTTAACCAGGTTAGAAGCAGTCCCAAACTTTGTGGCGATAACAAGAACATTTTTGTCTCTATGGAAGAGCATCAACCACGCAACATAAGCCGCCGTTATAGTTGAAATACCAAGCTGGCGGGCCTTAAGGATGACATTGAAGCGATAATCATTAAACTCGTGTACAAGATCCCTTTGAAAGTCATAAGTCTTAAAGGGAATGAGCCCCCTCATTGGGTGCGATATTCTACAGTAGCTGTTTATAAAGTATGTAGGGTCTTTACCAGCCTTTATAACCTCTTTAAGAATGTCATCTTTTGACAACTCAAAAGACATTATGCGCTCCGACTAAGAAACTCTTTGAATGTTCTCTCCACATCTGCACTTTTCTCGTTCTTGAGGACAGTTGCACGATTCTTAACTCCATCATTAGGAGCTATGCCTTCTAAACCACCAATTCTGTAATTCTTCTGCGCTAGTGCAAAAACACGAACCCTGCTCGTTTCTTGGACAAGAATATCAACCTCCCCGTCCACAGTAAGTTTAAGGGCATCGCCTGTTAGCGCCTTGTACTTTTTCTGTAGGTGTTTCCTAATATCTTCCATCGTTGCGTCTATATCGTTCTCAAAAGGGGTAGAATAAACTTCCTTAAGTGTACACTCTGTTTGGTAGTTAATCGTCAGGATATCGGCCACAATCTTAACCTTAAATCCATCGATACGCCTAGAGTCAGTTATAGGATTTCCTTCCTCTCTCTTGAGGCCGATCTTGTAAGGCTTCCCTTCTGGGTCTAGTGCCCCATCATAGCAATCTGCCGCCGCTTGGGCGATTCCTCTTATAATATCAAGTGTTTTTTGTGACATCGTTTGGTCTCCATCCTTCTAGCCAGCGCTGTTCTCTATTCTCAATGTACTGTATGTAGCAATGTTCACAACATTGATATTTGCTGGTGTAAATATCATCTTTTATCGTCATCAACCTTTTTGTACAAACCGGACAATATAATAATGTCTCTTTAGTAAGTAGTTTTTTCTCTATTAAAACACCATCAACATTCTCTTTGACTTTCTTAGGTTTTTGTATTTTCGTTAATTCTTTGAGTTGTTGAAGATATTCCTTTTCTTTTTCAGGTGTCCACCACGATTTAGGGTTAGCAACAGTCTCTTTGCCCCACTTCTGCCCAATTGCTTTTTCAAGCTTGGCTATCTTGTTTAAATCAATATCCACTATGAACCTATCACATTGTCAATGTCTGCTGTGGCGACACCAATTATAGAACCAATATTTGCTGACGCAACCCCAATAACTGCGTTGGCGTAGCCGGCTGCGACTTCTGGAGCGCCTAGTGACTGATCAAGCGTCCCTGCTTTAAAAACTATTTTAGCAGTTGGAGGCATTTGTTGGTATAAAGAACCCGCTGTAAAAACTATTTTCATATTATGTTGCCGTTATTGAAATATCACTAAAAGAGCTTGTAGACAAAATAGCGCCCGACAGTACTAATTCTAGAACTTCATCCTGAACAAGGTTTCCTCCCGTAGTCACACTTAACTGCTGGAATGTATCATTAGCCCAAGAAGAGCCCACATCAGTATTAGTTGAAAACTGGGTGTCGTATAGACTGATGCCCCTTAATACAAGGCTGGGTGAATAAGTAGAATCATTTGTTTGCGCATAAGCAGTTGCCGTAACGCCAGACCCTGACTGAACTGGCACTTGAAAAGCTATTTCTCCTCTGCCCTGAATATTAAGGCCCGGCGGATCTGTATTGTAGTTGGACGCGTTAGTGCTTCCGCTAAATGTTGTAAATTCATAGGGTCCAATGTCCAAGGTCCCAACGCTACCAGTACTCGTGTTTCGCCTGTTTCTTCCTAATATGTCTGTCAAGGTGGAAGTAATCACGCTATCGTCTGTTGCCCCTTCCAGCCCCGCAAACATCCAGGGCTCAAAGGCTTCCATTATTTTTCTTGCGTTACTGAGCGCAAAAGAAATAACAGGCGCGACTACTGGGGTGTCCCCTGTTGTGCTCCAAGTTATCCGATTACACTGCGAAAAATAACAAGGGGCGGTGATGGCCTGATACATATACGCAACTCGACAATATGCTGCGTAATGATGATGCATAGTAGTACTGTTGCGTGAGCCATAATAACAGCCCAAACTAGTACAATTTATCTGATTAGTGTTTTGATAAAAACCATAATAACTGCACACCGCCATACAGTTTGTTGTGTTCGTACAGTAAGAAACTCCTTGATAGCCGCCTACCGTTATACAGTTTGTTGCAGTCGTAGCCAGATATATGCCCCTATAAGGACCGCCCATAACAACACAATTTTCTACGGTAACGGGAGTGTGAATGCCATAACCACTGGCTACTATCAAAGAGTTTCTTACTGTCGCTACTTTGTACGCTCCATAGATACCGTGCGCAACACAATTCTCGACTATTACATCCTTTGCGTTGGAGCTATTATAAAATGCATACGAATATACATAACTCGCATCGGTCGACCCAACATTCCCATCCAATATTACATTTTTAATTGTTATATATTCTTCATGGCTAATATCCCAAATTTTCTGGTTGGAGCTTCCAGTTTCAATTTCAGTCGCCGCCGCTGCCATAGTTATTCGCACAGGTCCCGGCACCACGCCAGCGATATCAACAAATTTTTCACAATTGGGATCCCCAAAATATCGTTGTCTGTCGGAGTCACCAGATCCGTTACCACTGGAGGCATTTGTAATCTGTTCTTCGTACCTGCCCGGTGCGATATATACGATATCATTCCCATCTACCGCCCCAATAGTGTCTACTGCTTTTTGTATTGTGGCGAACGGCCCTCGACCCCCTCCAATATACATTGGCGTTAAGCCATCGCTCGTGTCATTCCCCGTATTAGCGCTTACATAATAAGTTGCCATTGTTTACCTCAAAGTCCTTATATCGTCATGTTAAATGTATCTGCTTCCAATAATATTTATCTCTTGAGGGCCTATATCCTCATCATATGAATATAAAAAAAATTCTTTTCTGTTTACCGTTCGCCCTTTTATTTGTTCCGTTCCTTTTTGGACTAAATTTGTAAATCCAGGCCTCATAACAACTTTTTTATTTAACATTCTACTTTTATAGACTCTCGCAATAACATAATTAAAAGCGTCTCCTGATCTATAAAGTTCTTTCTCCGCATCTCCTTGAGCCTGTATCTCCTCAAGTGCGGCCTGTACGGGTGGTAACTGTGGTTCTGGCTCTTCCGGCTCTTCTATAAATTCTGGCATAATGTCTCCTTTGTTATGCTATTGTAACCCAAGTATTGTCAGGATTGAAGTAAATTAATCCATCGCTGCTGGAAGCATCAAGCAAATAACCTATCACCCTAACAATAGTACCAGATGTTCTTGGCATATCAAGGGTGATCTCTCCTGCTGTTTCGGAAGCATAAATGGGCTTTCCGACGAGCCCAAGTGAGGGCGCAGTTCCAGTAAACAGAGTACTGGGTATCCTGGCTATCCCTCTAAGCAGTACAAGGCCTTCGTCAGCATCTCCATCCACAGCCATAGCAATAGCTATTAATAAGTCAAGTGCGCCGCTTGCGCTGGCAGCAGCGCTTGCGTCAGCCGCAAACCACCCCCCCCGAAACAGCGAAATCAATTCGCCAACGACATTGACACTTGAATCGAAGGCGCCCATCCTAATCATTTGACCGCCCATTTGGCCGTCAGAAATCATATCACAAGCAGTTCCATCACCAGTAGTGGTGCCCAAGTCTGTTATCGTATCAAAAGCAGTAACTGGCGTTGTTGTGGATGGCCCATATGTAGTGCCTGCTGCTCCTAGTGGGCCAACATGAATTGAACTACCACTAAAGTAAGTGC